CTTTTCCGGAGGGAGAGTATGACGATTTAGTAGATAGCATGACACAGGCATTAATGCGGTATCGTCAGGGTAATTTTGTACAACTACCAACAGATGATTGGCAAGATGATGAAAAGTCTGCTACAGTGAGGGCATATTACTAGGAGAGTTCTATGGCGAGAGCACCTATTGGCGGACTAATGGACACGAATGTTCCATCTCAATTGGATGAGGATGATCTGTCTGCAGAGTTAGAATTAGAGATACCTGATTCTAGAGAGACTCCTTTGATGCTTGAGGGCGAAGAGGAGATAGAGATTGTAACCGAGGACGACGGAAGTGTCCTTGTGGATTTTGATCCTACGGAAGACAAAGAGGACATGGGTTTTGGCGAGAATCTTGCTGAGAACATGGATGACCGTGAGTTGGGGGCGATTTCTTCTGAATTGATGGGCGAGTTTGATGCAAACAAGGCCAGTCGTCAGGAGTGGGAAGACGCTTACACGGATGGTTTGGAGCTTCTTGGATTTAATTATGAGGAACGGACGGAGCCGTTTCGCGGTGCTTCTGGGGTGACTCACCCGTTACTTGCGGAAGCTGCGACTCAGTTTCAGGCGCAGGCGTTTAATGAACTTTTACCTTCGTCGGGTCCCGTCCGTACAGCAATTATGGGTGATGAGACGCGGGAGAAACAGGAACAGGCTTCCCGCGTTCGAAACTTTATGAACTATTACATCACGACTGTAATGGAAGATTACACGCCTGACATGGATCAGATGTTGTTTTATTTACCTTTGGCGGGCAGTACGTTTAAGAAGGTGTATTACGATGAGGTTTTGGGTCGTGCGGTCAGTAAGTTTGTGCCTGCGGAGCAATTGGTAGTTCCTTACGAGACCTCTGATTTAGAGACATGTTCTAACATAGCGCATGTTATTCGTATGAATTTGAATGATTTGCGTAAGCAGCAATTAGCGGGGATATATCGTGATATTCCTATTATACCGCAACAGGGTGATTCTGACGAGGTACAGGGTGAATTGAACCGGATTACTGGTTTTGAACCCGGAAACGTGGATTATGACTGTACTTTACTGGAGTTTCATGCGGATTTAGATTTAGATGGTTTTGAGGATGTGGACGAAGATGGGGAGCCTACGGGTATAAAGGTTCCTTACATTGTGACGGTTTCGCAAGATAATGGGCAAGTTTTGTCTATTCGTCGTAATTATCGTGAGGATGATGAGTTAAAGCGCAAGATACAGTATTTTGTGCATTACAAATTTTTACCGGGCTTTGGTTTTTATGGTCTGGGTCTGATACACACGATTGGCGGTCTCTCCCGAACCGCCACAGCGGCACTGCGACAGTTGATCGATGCAGGTACATTGTCAAATCTTCCTGCGGGTTTTAAGGCGCGTGGTTTGAGGATTCGTGACGATGATGATCCTTTGCAGCCGGGCGAGTTTAGGGACGTTGACGCGCCCGGTGGGGCTATCAGAGATAGTCTTATGCCGCTGCCCTTTAAGGGTCCCGATCAGACGTTGTTTAATTTATTGGGTTTTGTTGTACAGGCGGGTCAGAGGTTCGCGACTATTACTGATATGAAGGTTGGTGACGGCAATCAGAACGCGGCTGTCGGCACAACTTTGGCAATGTTGGAACAGGGCACACGGGTAATGAGCGCTGTACATAAGCGCTTACATTATGCGATGCGGATGGAGTTTAAGATACTTTCTCGTGTTATGAGTGAGTTTTTGCCTCAAGAGTACCCATATTCTGTGGAAAATGGGGATCAGGCGATAATGGCGTCTGATTTTGATGATCGTGTAGATGTGGTTCCTGTTAGTAATCCGAATACGTTTAGTCAGGCGCAGCGTATAGCGTTGGCACAGACTAAGATGCAGTTGGCGGGTGCGGCTCCTGAGTTGCATAATATGCATGAAGTGTATCGTGATATGTATGAGGCGATTGGTGTAACGGATGTGGATCGTTTGATGAAGAAGGTTCCGGACGAAGAACCGGTGCCCACGGACCCCGCGTCAGAAAACATCAATGCTATGGATATGATAGAGTTGAACGCGTTTCAGGGTCAGGATCATCAGGCTCACATTATGGCGCATTTAGTTTTTGCATCTAGTCCTATGATTGGTGGGATGCCTCCGGTTGCAATGTCTATACAAAAGCATGTTATGGAGCATGTAAGATTGCAGGCCGAAGAACAGGCTATGGCTCAGATGGCGCAAGCCGGACCTGTACCTGCGGAGCAACAGGAGATGCAGATGCAGGCGATGATTGCACAGGGTATTGCGGCGGGTATGCAGCAATTGAAGCAGCTAAGTGCACAAGTATCTGGTCAGGGACCCGATCCTCTGGTAAAGTTAAAAGAACAGGAGTTGCAGATCAAGGCGCAGTCCGAACAGGCGGATGCACAACTGGATCAGGCAAAATTGCAGCTTGACGCGCAGAATCAACAGATGCGGGCCGAACAGTTTGATAAGAGGCTCGCGAGTCAGGAAGCGCAGACGGCGGCACGAATTGATAGCGCAATGCAGCGCGAACTAATGAAGCAAAGGGGTCAGTAATGGCAAGTGTAAAGATTGTAACGAATACACCAAAAGCGGCTCAAACGCCGCAAAATTATGCTGATATTAAGGATCAGGGTAGAATACCTTATTGCAAGTTGGAGGAGATACCGACTCCTAATGTTGCAAAGGCCAAGGTCACAACAGGAAAGAAGCGTGGAATGGGGGCTGCACTACGCGGCGCACGGTTCACTAACGCCTAAATGTCTGATTGATATACTTGCCGAATTTTATGAAGACATGGAAGACGGGGATAACGAAATTTGGGCAGATATTGATATGATGAATGAAGATATGGGTGGCATGGCTAGCCATATGATGGAGATTATAAAGTTACAATCTAGAGTGGGAATACTGGAGAAAACCGTTGAGTTTACACGAAATGACGGAATGTAGAGATGGACCCATTAACAATTTTAGCCGGGCTGAAAACTGGATTAGCCGCCGGTAAGTCTGTAGCAGGTCTCAGTAAGCAAATTGGTCAATTTTTTGACGCTACGGACGCAGCTAAGAAGCAATTACAAAAAAAAGGTGTTTCAGGAAAAAGCGTTAATGCCACGGCATTAGACCGTTTTGCCAAACTACGTCAGGCGGCGGAGGCTGAAGAAGAATTAAAAAAATTTATTTGTGAGCAATTAGGCCCAAGTCATTGGAATACGCTTTTAAAAATACGCAGAGAAGTGCTTGCAGAAAAAAGAGAGGCGGAGGCGCAAGCCCGAAGGGACGCTATACAGAGACAAGAACTTGCTATAACTGTAGTGGGTATAGTTGTTTTGTTAATTTTTACATTTGTGGGTGCCACCGGATATCTTCATTATATGGGTTGGTTGGACGTGAGGGATTACTTTAGATGACATATGTTTTAATTTTTCTACACTTTATAAATACAGATCATTTGCAGTATTATCAGATTGGGACTTATTCGGATGAGGAACAATGCCTAGCACAGGCCGAAAAGGCAAAAATAATGGTGACGCACAACTCGATGAAGGTAGCGTGTCTGGAGGTTTCAAGCCTGTAATAGTGGAAAAAGGTAAAAAGTTTGCAGCGTATGATATAAATGGTAGACTAATAATATTGGGATATAATAAGCGAATAGTACAGGAGTATGCAGATGCCCAAAACAAAGTACGATTTGAATGATAACGGGAAGATTGACCCAGAAGAGCGTGAAATCATGCTTGAGGACCGTCGTAGAATTATGATGGACGCAGATGCCAAGCGTGATGCACAGAGACGTATGGCTTGGTTTAGTCTTACAGGTATGCTTTTATTCCCATTTGGCGTTGTTTTTACAGAGTGGATGCAATTACCACAAGCATCTGAAATGCTATCTAGCATGAGTAACATATACTACGTCAGCATTGCTGCCATAGTTGCAGCTTATTACGGATTTACGAACATGGGTAAGGGACAATGACAAAACTAACTAAGGCAAAGAAAAAAAGCGTTAAAAAAGTTATAAAGGGTTTAAACAAGGCTTCTAAACTACACGCCGGTCAAGCAAAAAAACTTAAAAAGGTTTTAAAGTAATGATTGGACAGTTATTAGGCCCTGTTGCAGGTTTAGCTAGTAGTTGGCTCGATGCCAAGACTACCAAGCAGGCGGCTGAAGCAAAGCTAAAGCTTACTGAAGCCGAAGCAAAAGCAAAGATACTTTTGTCAGAAAAAACAAGCGTTGCCGATTGGGAGCGCATAATGGCAGAAAATTCTAAAAGTTCATGGAAAGACGAATTTTTTGTAATTGTTCTAAGTATTCCATTAATTTTGGCGTTCATACCGGGTGCCGAAGGTATTGTAGACAGGGGTTTTGAACAGCTTCATAAAGCACCGGACTGGTATTTTTACAGTTTGGGCATTGCAATTTCGGCCTCTTTCGGTGTCAAAGGGTATAAACA